GGTCAGAGCGTTTTAGCCACTCAAGCGGACTTCAATGCAATGATGGGCCCTTGGTCGAAGGTATTTCTGAAGAACATCCGAAGGCAAACAAGAACGGGGGTGATCTTCGACTGTGGTTTTTCGACGCAAGACTTGGCTATCGAGATGAGGCGTTGTGGCGGCTTGGCGAGGCTTCAGAAGCACAACGTTCAGATTGACGTTTCTAGGCAAGACACTTCTCACTCGCTTTTGACTCTAGTAGTGTTCGGCTTGTTGCTCAAGAGATTCGGTGTGCCAGAAGAGTTAGCAGATCTTTACGTAGTTCATTCACACAGATTCCGGTTTAAGTCGTTGATCTCAGGTCTTTACGGTGGTGAGTGTACAGACAATCTTGGTTCGGGAGACCCTTTTACTCTGATTCGGAACATTATGCAAGTCGCTACGAAACTGGTCGCGTCGTTTGATATCGAGGAACAGAAGGAGTGCATTCTGATAATAAAAGGCGATGATGTCGAGACAGACGCCTTGTGCACGCCCGTGATCAATTTCCCTGAACCAGAGTTGTCGAACAGTTACATCGTTCTCAAGGTTGATAGAAACTTGCCACCTTATCATGCAGGTCGGTTTCTCACGCCGACTACGATTGTTCCAGATGTCATTCGTAGAACGATCAAGCTGATGGCAAGAACGACGACGGACCCAAACGTTGCAGCAGAATGGATCCAAGGTTTTAGAGCGGATTACGTCAGGTTAACAAACGAAGATCATCAATATTTGTCAATCGTCGCTCCGGAGATGTATTCCGATTTCGACCCAGGTTTTGTCCGAGCCGTTTTAGAGATGTACGTTCAATTTCAGAAGGACGAATTCATTCGTACAGTCATTCTGGAAGGACCGAGGTCTGATGCTGACGTTTTGCTGACGATCGATTTGGAGACAGATTGTGCAGAGTTCGCCTTCATGTGTTTCGGCGTTGTTGCAGATGTGAGAGACAGGACGATGGAAGAGGTGATGGCAGTCGGCGTTGATATAGGAATCCCCGTTTTCAAAGTGGCTGGCAAGAAGAGCGATTTCAAGAAACGAGGGTTGTGGTTCAGTGCAGAGCATGTCTGGGCGGTGATCGGTATGACCGAGGTTACGAATCAATTGTCAGATATTCAAGATCAAGATGTCTCAAGAGAGGTATTTGAAAGATATCGAAGTATTCTTGACGCTGAACGGGTCAGCTTTCTACAATACAGTACAATTGGTACAAGACGAATGGGTGAAGAACATGAAGAAATTCTATTCTTCGGTCTTGCTGAAGGAGGTAGAGGTCGAGGTGATCCAAGGAGACTTGTCCGGGGATCAAGGCAGCGTTTTCTTTGGGCTGGTGCCGAGCTCAAAGGCAACGGCGGCAGAGGTCGGGACGTCCGCGGAGATAGTCAATAAGGTTCGTCGAAAGATAAACCTTCCGTTAGGGACGCAGACACAGGGGATGAAGACAGTCAAGTTGGACTGTAGTATTTACGAGTGTGATCTTGCGCTAGACGCAAGAAGAGGTGCACATCCAGTTTTCTGGATGGGGCATACGAAGACGAAAACAGGAGCTACGGGTTTGTGTACAGCAACACTGAGATTGACTCTCGAGTGTTCCGGGGAATCACCGTTGTGGTGATTTGGCCGAGGATGTAAGGTCTTTTCGATTTCTTTCCGCGTCGCATCTATAAAGGTTGGCTGG